CCGACCAGCACGGATGTACACCGACACAAGAACTTCAACTACGTAATGAAGGTCCCGAGGACTGAAGGCCCGTACAAAGACGACACATGGGTAACCCCTAACCCGATCACACGGCAACTGCGTACATACTACGGCCACCCGCCGTATTCCTGGCAGAGAGCACTAGAGAAGAGACTCTCCCGAGAAGACGACAGATCGATTGTGTGGGTGCGCAACATGAAGGGGTGCGCTGGCAAGACCGTGTTCATGGAGGACATGGAGCAGAAGATAGAAGCCCTGAGAATTCCACCGCTGCGGCAAGTCGAGCGATTCATGGGATTTGCATTTTCGTTTCCTAGCGCTAAAGTCTACATGCAAGATCTCCCGCGGGCAATGAAGGAGCACGAGATGGGCGAGTGGTACGAAGGGATCGAGACGCTGAAGGGAGGCTGGATGTACGACTGGAGGAACAAGGGCCGGAGGCGCTGGTTCGATCGGCCGCAGATCCTGATCATGGCTAACATGGATCCGCGATTGGACATGCTGACGGCAGATATGTGGGAGATCTACGAAATTAAAGACAACAAACTCTATCGGGTCGGGCGGGACGAAGTGACTGCTGAGGAGACCCTCGAGTGGTATTGGCCCTTCAGCGGAAATGATTCCGAGGGGGAAGACTGACGGCGGGCGGCAAGCGCCCTGTTACAATTGTCAGTCTTCTTTTGTTTCATATAATTCCTTAAGGAATTGGATTAATTGGATTATTCGGATTTAAAGGAAACTCTCTGGTGGGTTGACTGGACCGAACCAACGGATGAGGTAATCAATGGTTATCGCGAAATCGCATACAGCAATCGCACCAAGTCCAGCGTGAGTCGTAGAGTACCCAAAATTAATATAATTTTCCGTAACATCCTGGGCAAGAAGCTCAGTAGCAGGGATGCATTGATATTCTTCCGCATCTTTATAGTCTGTAAATGAATTAAAGTTCTTAGGAGAGTGCTTACGCACGATAGTCGTACCCATAGTGGAGCCAGGGTTTGTCATTGAATAACGATACACTACGTTACGTTTATTAAGAATTTCATTTAAATTAGGAGAAGGCTGACCAAGCTGATTGAACTTGTCGATTGTACACCAATAGACTTGATTATGCGACCCAAGAGCCGGCAACCAAGTAATACGAATTTTAGCTCCAAGGACTTGACAATTATTGAACATAGTATGCATTTCATTGAAGCCGCGTACGGACTGCTGGAGGCCAAGTTCCGAGACATCAGGATCCACGGGGGAAAGCAACCGAAAAGACTCAACAACGGCCAAATTGGAATCAAGAAGTTGCTGCCCGGCAAAGCAGTATTTGTGTTTAACCACACGAGAATCTCCGAGGAGAGATTTAGGAATTCTGCGGCGCCGACGTCGCATCCGCCTGCGAGTACGTCGTTTGTATTTCCTGCGTGCCATTTATACTACGCAAGAAAATAAACTAGCCACCGCGCCTCTGGGATAAACCCAGAGGGAACCCCGTTGGGGCGCTGATGTGGCTAGTTATCCGCGCTCCGCGCGGTGATGCCTGGGATGGGGCGAGTGAGGATCGTGGCGAGGGGGGAAAGTGGCGAGGGGGTGTGTTGGTATGTGACCCCTTTTTGCATCTGACCCCTGACTGACCCCTCGAATTATTTTACCGCCCAAATAAGGAGTAATGGCGAACAGAGCATTGATCGGGTGGGACGTAACTATACACGGAGGAAAGGAAGTGATAACACGGAACGAGCTGGGCGAGAAGCTCCAGGCAAGCTGCAAGGCGTGGGTGTTCCAAGGCGAGCCAAACGCAGAAGAGGCGAAGTACGACCAACACTGGCAGATCCGCCTCAAACTGCGCAAGAAACTCAACATGGTGGGGGCCAAAGAGCTGACGCAAATTGGAGGGCACTGGGCACCGACCAGCACGGATGTACACCGACACAAGAACTTCAACTACGTAATGAAGGTCCCGAGGACTGAAGGCCCGTACAAAGACGACACATGGGTAACCCCTAACCCGATCACACGGCAACTGCGTACATACTACGGCCACCCGCCG